AAGGAGGCGCGCAAACACAAGCCTGGTCTGTTGCGGAATCTGGCAGCACAGGCGGCTAAGACGCACGCGGTACGCCAAGAGTTGGAGAAAGAGAGACTCCGTAAAATGCCCGTCATTGAGCCACAGACGCCACCAGAACCATTGGACCTCACGCGGCGGTGGGATCGTATCCGCCAGGAGCTTAAGGCGAGGCTTACCCCGGAGAGCTATGAGAACTGGTTCGCCCGAACGCGGCAGATTCAGCAAGACGCGGACAGCATGACCGTGGTAGCCAACGGTGACAATCAGGAAGCCGATTTCATCGTGGACGAGTACACGAATCTCATACGCGAGATTTGCGCAAAGCTCAACGAACCCAGTCTGATTATCTGGAGGGCGGGAAAATGATATCGCCCGAATTGTCGCAAGTCCTCACCGCACGCGAAACTCTGATGCTTGTGGCTATCTCGTTCGTCTCTGTTTGTTCAACCGGTTTTTTGTTGCTCTGGATTGAGCTTCGAAGATGCGGCCATAGCCTTGCCGATTTGGTGCGCGTCCTTCGAGAGCATCAGGTTGCCGTGTCTTTCCCAGGACGCCCGGACTGGAACCGCGTTGAAGAACCGGCACAAAGGGGGACGCATGACTGCTAATCCTGAACTCGAAAAACTTCCGAGCATCGATTACCTACTCGCGCGAATCCACGAAACCGATTTGCGCATGTTGGAGCTTGCCTGTTCGATCTATCGCGCCCGAGTCGAAGGGAAGGAAGAAGTACAACCGAGGCGCGCGTGATCGGCGCATGTGCTCTTTGTGGCCAGCTCATCGCAGGACGGCCAACGGAGCTTAGAATTCTGAACGGCCCGCTGGGAACGGACCCGGCAGAGGAAGCCCGCCAGATCGAACTACAGGAGTTCGATGCACTCGCGGCGGAAACGCTGAAGCACATCGCGGCCCGTCACCCGGCAGAGAGTCAGGAGCTTACCGCCGTGGCGAACCTTTCGAGCAAGGTCTACGCCATGCGGAATTGCAGCTCATCGGACGAAAACTTTTTCTTGCTCCGCTCCATTTGGGCGGATACGATTTGCAGGGCAGTGTTTGCCCGGTTCCCGATTCAGGACGCGCGTGCGACCGGCGACGATTCGTCTTCGTCTTCGTCTTCATCGGGTTCAGGATCGTACGAAAAGAATTCGCCCAAAAACTTTTCCAACTGAGGGCGCTTGACAGCGTCCGCGAGAATGGGCGCGGCTTGTGGGTTCATCGCAAGCAACCCGAGCACGCCCACGGCCCCGTGAGGCTCAAGAAAGCGGTAGACTTCGAGCCCGCCCGGATGCCACTGACAGACGAACGCGGCGAAGTCAAAACCATTGATCCCTTCGCCGATCTTGATGAAAGCTAATTCCGCAACCTCCGCGATTCTGTCAGCCATGTTCATGGGCGCGGGCGGTGTCTGTTGCACCGGCGCACCCGGCGCGGATTGAGCAGCGCGGCCAGGGGCGCGGCGCTCTATATCGATATCGAGCCTCGCCTTTTGTTGCTGCAAAAAAGTGACCCCCTGAATTATTTCGGGAATGAGAACGGCGGCGCTCTTGAGCACTTCCGACAAACCCGCAAGCATGTTATCACCAGCGACGGCAGAGACGGCGGCAACCGGCCCGCGCGTTTTCTCGATGAAGCCCTGTATCCGTTCCCACGTCTGGAACGGGTCCTCATTGCGGCCCGCAGGGTTGTTGCGTCCCAGCTTGACTAAAACCAGTTCCGCGATTTGATCGGCGCTCACCGGCGCGGAGGCGGGAGACTCAGGGCGCAGCAGCTTGGCAATCGAGATGCTTTGTTCGATCATGTCTTTCGGGTTTTGTGTTCCCTGCCCGATCAGCTTAAGCAGCACCTGGCCGATTACTTCACGGCTCACCAGTTCACTGGAGCCCGCAGGCGCGACTGCGACGGCGGAAGGCGTCACGGGTCCATCGCGTTCGGTCCGAACGCGTGGTGCGCCCGCAGCGTCCCGTATCAAGGCCCCCTTTTCGATGAGTCGGTTTATCTCATCGATGTTTTCCGAGGCACCCAAACAGAGCGTGCGAATGTCATAGACCGGCTCACGCTCAGGGTCATCAAGAGCGAAGATGAGCGTAGCTACTTCGGTCTGGCCCTTGTCGCGCAGTTTGTCGTTCAGCCGGAACTGATATTTCCCGCGTCCGAAGTTTTTCAGGACGAAATCGGCGTTCATTTCGTCGGGTTCGAAGGTTTTGCGGATGGTGTGTTCTTTCACTCCGATCAGCCCGAAATCGATTTTCGGCAAAAGCCTGTAGATGGAGAGATTCAACCCGCTTTTGTTGGGATAGCCCGCCAGATATTGATCGAAGTCTTCCGGCTTCTGAAGTGCCAGCCGAAACCGCGAATAATCGAAAATGCGCCCCTTGGAACGGGGTTTTCCCGCCCGTGGCACGGCATTTTCCTGCCTGTTCGATGCCGTTTTAACCGGCGCTTGCGTGGCCATTCGTGAAATCCTCCATACCCTACATACAGTACAGTAAGCCCCGAGCTTGCGGGAGTCGCGCGCGAAGCGAAACGATGAAGCTTGCCACGTCCATCGGCAGTATCGGCGATCACGCGATTCGACCCGCTGTTTACCCAGCCCGTGCGGATCGAGGAATTCAATCGCCCGATGCTTTCCGATGAAGTCGAGACGGCGCAAACCGTGTCGCTCATGGATGAACTTTCCGAACAAGACGCGGCCCACCGGCTTGTGATCGATGCCACGGCGCGCGCCCTTGATGAAGATGGTTTGACGTTCGATGCTTCACCGCTGGAAAAGACGGTAGCGATTTACTGGTTCCTGAAAAGGAGTATCAGATATGTACCCACCGAAGGCACCAGCCCATTAGTCGATCAGACTTTGATTCCACCAGCCACACTTTTGGCGATGCCAGATCCGGAGGGCGACTGTCCCCAGTTCTCAATGCTGGCATCGGCCATGCTCCGCGTGTGTTGCATTCCGAGTTTCTATAAGACCATCGCGGCGGCGGAAGAGTACCCGAACACCTACAGCCACATCTACAACATGGTGGACGTTGGCGGCGGTTCGTTCATGCCTTTCGATTCGTCGAACGGCCCCGCCCCCGGCGCGGAGTTTGCGCACCCTTATAAGGCGCGCGTGTGGCCACAGATAAGAAAGATCACCTGTGACGGGACCGCACCTTCCCGCGATCGAGGCGTCACGAGTGACAGGGCGCCCGCGACGATGGGCCGGCCCGTCACGCGTGACGCGGCCGGAAGCTTTCAGCCGCGGCAAGTCACGAAAGGAAATCGAGCCATGCAGCGAATGAGAAACGCCCCCGTGGGAAATCGCAACGCTATTCTGAGACGCGGGTTGCAGCATGGCCACCTGTTCTATCCGCTTCAGGGTTTGCGGCGACTCGGCCAGGACGATGGCAGCGATATAGCCGATACGTTCTCATCCGGCCCCGGTTCAGCCACGCCCGATTACTACACTCCGGCCACGACGAGCGGCCCGACGTGCGGAGTAGATATCGCGTGCGGTTCGAACCCGACAGCGGCGGAACTGGCCAACGCGGGGTTTCCCCTGGCGACCGCGATTGCAACCGCACCCAGCCCCGTCACCGGCAATTCGTCCCCGAGCCCCACCACACTGGCGGCAGCTCTCGCAGCCGACGCCACGCAACTGGTTTCGCCGATCATCAAGGCGGCAACGCAGCAACAGCCGTACTACATCACGAACCCGCAGACCGGCCAGTCAGTTCTCTACAACCCGAACACCGGAGGCACGGCGGGAACATTCGGCGCAAGCCTTTCATCACTTAGTCCGACCACGATTCTGATAGGCGTGGTTCTCATCGGAGCCCTGGCCATGTTCAGCGGGAAGAAATGATCCGCAACGTTTCCACGCTGAGAGCCACAGGCCCCGCTTACCGGCGCAAGCTGGGACAGACGGGCGCACTTGCCGCGATGAACTTCAACCCGATCACGGCGGGCATCAGCGTGGGAGTCGGACTGGCCAGCACCGCCGTTTCCGACTGGATGAACTCGATTCAGCTCTCACACGACGCGGACACCGCAACAACTCTTATAGTGAACGGACTGGCGACACAGCTTGCGAATCTGGACTCCGCTTACTTTGCCGAGAACCCGCCATCGTGCGCCGATCAGCGCGCGGCGCTCGATGCGTACGATGAGGCATGGGCATGGCTTCAATCCCCGGCAGCGTGTGGAAATCCGAGTTACGGACGTGCCGGCAACGCCTGTATCAGCGATAGGGCCCCAGGCGGAAAGTTCCCATGGGCAACTTACTACCGCACACCCATAGCGAACGATCCGCGCCTGGCCAATGCGGGATGCGACACCAGCCAGCAAGTCATTCTGCCGTCACTCACCACGGGAACTTATCAGCCGACCGGGATCACGGCGGCGGGACAACTCGATAACACCACACCGGCCCCGACGCAAACGCAAACGCAAACACAGCCCGCGGCCGCATCGTCCGTTCCAGCGGGATCGGCCGCAATTCCCCCGGCAGCTATTCCCGCGTCTATCTCACCCGTTTTGATTTACGCAGCACTGGGACTGGGAGCCCTTTTCTTAATCCGATGATGCACACCCTGAGAGGACCGGCCCGCCGAATCGCCATCGTCCAGGTTCCGCGCACGCAACTGAACCGGCTGGGAAGAATCGGGAGCATTCGAGAGGAAGACTGGTCGATTATTCCGAGCGGGTTTACACAGCTCACCGATGAACCTTACATGCCCGCGCAACCGACCGACGCCAGCGGGCAGAAAGTAACCAGCCCGCCGACAACTTCACAGTGGATAGCTTCCATTATCCAGGCGCAATCGACGGCGCGCGAATCGACCCCCGGCACTTTGATCTATACCCCGGCGCCACGCGTGGCGGCGCCCGTCGTGGCGCGCTGGAACAGTTGGGCGGGTCCCTGCGCCACCGCCACACCCGGCGATGCCAGCTCGAGCGCGGGAAACGGCAACGGCACCGTGACCGCAACCGATTCGACGGCCACACCACCAGCGGCTACCGGACTGAACATTCCAGGAATCCTTTACGTGGCGGCGGCGTTGGGCGCGTTCGCATCGGCGGCGTACTTACTTGACAGTCTGACGGGAAGGAAATAGGAATCCATGGCACAAGGCGGCAGCGGCACGACTTTAGTTTTAGTGGCGGGCGCGGGCATCGGCGCTTATTTCTACTGGCCTGAAATTTCCGCGTGGCTCACGTCGATGGGTGTTCCGCTTCCGGGTTCGACACCGGCCCCGCCCGCGCAATCGAGCACACCGTCAACCCTTCCACCGGCGACACCCCCCGGAGCGCAGACCACCAACAGCACGCCCGTGGTGAATCAGTGGCAACCGGCGGCGGGTTCCGTGCCCATCGGAAATTCAGGTTGCTATTCCTATGCAGGCGTCATCAGTTGCCCGCCCGGAATGACAGCCCCGCCCCCGGCGCAACCCGCGAACAACTGCCAGCCAGGGTACACGGTCGATGCAAGCGGCATCTGCACCGAATACACGGACGCGCAGATAGTCGCAGGGTTGAACTCGATCCAGTGGAGCGGCCTTAATAACATTCCCGCCGAGCAGATCAACCGCATCGATCCGCAACTGTTGGCCGAATACACGACCATGACCGGCGTAACACCGGGCAGCGTTCTTGCCTACATGCTGGGACTGGGAGGGGCAGCAGCCAGCGGAACGCAAGTCACCGGCACGGACGGGAACCTTTACATCATGCAGGGCGGTTTGTTCATGCGTCAGGCAAAGGGAACCCTTTCGGGAATTCGCGGCGCGCGTCTGGGAGCGATAGCGGCGGCGCTTCCGGTCACCAACGACATTCTGATGAAGGCCAGCTATGACCCGGACACCGCAGCCATCTTAGGCAGCGATCCGCGCGGACTGTTGACCGTGGCTCAGTGGAATTATTTCTACTCTCAGGCCAGCGGCGTTCTGCAATCGAAACCCACACATCCGTTTGGAGAGCAGGGCGCGAAGATCAACGCACAGCAGTATCAGGCGCTCAGGCAGCAAGCCGGGTTGCCCGTGAAGCTGGGAACGATTCACAACTCGCGGCCCGGAGCCTTTCCGCTGGGAAGCATTCGAGACGGAGCCAGCCGCACACCGTTTTCGTATCCAGGCAATCGGAACATCTACCGCATACCAGGGCGCGGCGCGGTTCCGCAAAAGATGGGAACGATTTCGAATGGCGGCGGCGATCATCGCTGGAGTCGAAGCCCGTTTCCCCGGCCCGCATGGTGGCGAACCGCTGAATGAGCATCAGAACCCCAAGACGGCGAAGGCTGGGAGACGATCCCAGCGCATTCGGCGCAACGTGTCAGCCTGCTTGCAGTGCGGGCGGGACTCTTTGCCCGGACCCGTCAGGGTTTCTTTCATCCCTGAATCCGTGTTGCTCGTCGATCTACAACGCAGCCCCCGGCGACGGATATTGCGGAGGCGGTTCGAGCCCGACAGTAAGCGCGATCAGCAGTCAGGTGGGAGGCGCACAGGACCCATGCACGGCGGGCGGGTTGCTTTGTCCGCAACCCGATTCGACCGGCGCAAGCCTCAACCCGTGTTGCTGGTCGAGCGCGGCGTCAGCCACCAACACGGCCCCGCCCGCCACGAGTTCGATTCTGCTATGGGGCGGCGGCGTGCTCATCGTCGGACTGATTTTATTCGGAGGAGGGAGTAGGCGCAGATGATACGCAACGTCCCCGAGGCCGTGGGTGTAATCGATCGGTCGATTCTGAAATGGAGATCGCAGCACCTTCGTGGCGCGTGTTGCAGCGCGTGCGGAGCCACGGGCGGACATTGCGGCGAAACCGGCCCGCCCATCGGCGCGCCCGCCCAGCACACACACAAGACGTTCGGCGTTTTGGGCGACGTGCAATGCGATCAGGACGGCAACTGTTACGACAGCTCAACCGGCGAACTGCTTTCGAGCCCGGCGGAAGCGGCGGCGGGAAACCCGGCCTACATCATGAGCGGCCCGAATCCGACAGCGCAGCAGATAGCGGCGGGAATGCCATCGGCGGGAATGCCCTCTACCGTATCGTCGGTTTCGGCGTGGTTCTCTAACAACTCAGCCACCCTTGTGGGTTTGGGCGCACTCGTCGGAGTGCTGGCCTTCGTAAGCGGGCGCAGATGAGCAAACTACGCGGACAAGCCAAGGCCGAATTTCTGGCGCGCATGGCGAAGGGACGGAAGAAGGCGGCGCGCGGCAACCCGAAGGCCAAAAAGAGCGTGACGGGCCGGCCCAAACACAAAGCTGCAGCGTCACGCAACGCGGGACCCCGCAGCGTGCGCAAGAGCAAAAAGGCGATGAAAAAGTTTCTGCCTGGGTTCAAGCGCAAGAAGCGGCGGAATCAGGAAGACAGCATCGAGAGCGCGGCGGAAAAGTTCGCTGAGTTCCACGGCAAGCCCCCGGGCCGCATCGTCGAATACGAACAGGGTTACAACTACCCGGAGAACTACGCGGAGATGGGCAAGCTGAAAGAGCTTCGGTTCGACCTGAATACGCTGAACCGCGATTTCCCGCTTTCCAATTTCAAGGACTGTCAGGCGGTCTGCACACCGGACGGGAGCAACATCTATTTCATCGGCGGCGATCAGCGCATCGACTTCGAGGCGCTCGATATCGCCAGCGACAAAGATTTCGTGGAGCTTGGCCCATGCCGCTACATCATGTACCACACCGTGAAAGGGTTCCACGATTTTGACCCAACGGACTACTGGCACCGATTCGGCGAAGAGAACAACATCTTTCCGGTTCTGGCCTACGACCGTTTGAACCACACGCTCTTTTTGATCGGCGGAGACTACCGCGTCAGACCCGAAGGAATCGTGAACTGAAGAGGAGAACCGATGGCAAAGGCATTGAAAAAAGTTCGCGTTGCTTCCAACCCTCACCGGAAGCCCGCATCGAAGAAAAGACCGAACGCTAAGAAAGGGAGTCACACGCACCACATGGCAAACAACAAGAAGAAGAACAAAGCGGCCAGTCACCACAAGAAGAAGGGCAACCCGGCCACGCATCACAGACGGCGCGGGAAACGGAACCCCAGCCTATCGGGAATCATCGGAAGCCCGAAAGAAATTCTCATCAGCGCCGTGGCGGGAACGGCTGGTTTCGTGGCATCGTCGCAGATTCCGCAGTTGATTTTGCAGGCGAACAACACGGGACCCATGGGCTACGCGGCGAACGCAGCCACCGGCGTGGCCATCACGCTGGCGGCGGGCGCATTCGCGGGACCCGTTGCAGGGCGCGCCGCTATGGTGGGTTCGCTCGTCATGCTGGTGGACCGGCTGATAACCGAGAACCTTTCGAGCATCGGCCCCTATCTGACGATTTCAGGCGTGGGCGACGCAACGGCCACGCACCGCATGGGAACCATCCGCGATGGTTACTATCTTCACCCCACGATGGTGGACGGACAGGGCAACATGATCGTGCCCGATCCCGTCACCCAGGCGGCTATTGCCGCAGTGCTGGCAAAGTACCCGCAGATCGCGGCCCCGCTTGCCCAGGCGGTTCAAACGGGCGGCAAGATGGGCGCGGTAAACCCTTCCGGCCTTCGCAGGCACACGGCAAGCGGGCAGCTTTTGAGCAGCCGTTTCCAGAGCAGATTTAATCAGGCCCTCAATTAAGGGGCAGCAGCAAAAGACAGGAAGAGGAAAAGAAAAATGAGCAGCAGCCCCAGCGTATACGTCCCCGGAAAAGTCAGAACGATTCAAAGCCCGTACTACGATACCTACCTCGTCAGTTCGGGCGGAACCGTCAACGCCGGAGGACTCACCAAAATGTTCGGCAACATCCAGGGTGTCGGAGGGATCGGCCCGAACATCACCAACATGCAGCAAGCCTTTCAGCTCAGTGGCGGCGAGAGCTTTTTACTCTCGTCGTTCCGTTGCGTGTTCATCGGTTGCGCCCTTGCGGACGTGAACAGCTTTTTCATCAACAACACCGTGCGCCTCATCATCGGCACGGGAAACTTTGCGTACGCGGACGCGCCCGCCGAATATTGGGCATCGGGCGCGGGAGCCTACGGAGGGACCAGCGCGGCGGCGACCAACGGGATACCAGACCCGCGCGCCATCGTGCCTTTCGATGTCGATCCCATCGAGTTGACCGACGGCGTTAACTTTCACGTGGAACTGATCGGCGTGGCCTTCAGTGCGACGGCTAACTTTACGCTCCGGGTGTATCTGGACGGCCAGAAAACCCAGCCCGCGCAGTAAGCGTCCACCATCGTTCGGAACCGGCGAGGGGCACCGGCGCGCCTCGTCAGTTCGGGCGAGTAACCGAACATCGAGAGGATAAATATGTCTCCAACAGGAAGCCCCGCAAGCGGCGGCGGCGCGACTGCGCAGCCCACGTTTGTGGAAGAACCGGCAACATACGTTTTCAATTACACCCTCAGCTCAGGACAGGCGGTCACGCGCGTGGCGGTCAACATCGACCGTGATTCGGATTTTGCCCTGACGGGCATCAACGGAGTGAGCACTGGAGGCTACACGCTGAATGTTCGACTCCCATCCGGGCGGCTCATCGGCAGCGCGCAGATGATTTCAACGCAGTTCGTTTCGTCGAACCCGAACCAGCCCACGGCCATCGGTCCCCCGCCCATCTACCGCGCGGGTTCGACCGGCCCCGAACTGGACCTGACGGATACGAGTCTGGCAAGTAACACGCTGCAACTTATTTTTTCGGGCATCCGCAGACTGAGAACGCAGTAACAGAACGAAGGAAGGGGAAATGCTGAATAACCCGTGGATCGATCCGCGCGGCGTTGACTGGACAGACAGCCTGAACCCGTTGACGAAGCCCGGATGGAGCCTGAATAACAATCAGTTCGCTTTCGAGTCGTTGCAGGACCCGATTTTCGTGGCGCTTCGAAACGCCATCGGCATCGAGGCGCGGATATGGGTATGCCCCGATCCCGTGAACCAGAGCATCGCGCCGCAGGTTACCAGCGCCTACAACGTTCCCGCGGAACCGAATACGTGGGTATGGGCGCTCAATGCCATCAGCAACCCAGGCACCACACCGGACCCGGCAGGATTCTATGTGCAGGTGTCCGACTCTCTCACCGGCGCGAATCTTTTCAGTTCACCCGTGCTGAATAGCAACCTTGACGGCGCGCGGACCACGGCGGGCGATGCGAAGCAATGCCCCCTCATCCTCATCGCGGCCCCAAGACTCTTTATCCCCCCGGCCTATCCCATCGTCACGATTGTGAACTTATCCATGAGCGCGCAGACCTGCATCGTGCAGTTGTTTTGCGCAATCGAAACGGACACGGTGTCAGTCTGATGGCAGGCAGTTATATTACTTCGAGCCCCGCCGTTCTCAGCCCTTACAACCTACAGCTTGAGCAGCGGCGGAACACTCTGGCGACGGCGATCCGCTACGCCCTCACGCCCGGATGCAACCCCATCACGGGCAAACCGAACCTCACGCCCAACCAACTGCGAAAGCAGCTTCTTTCGGTTCCGATCAACGCGACCGTGGCGGGAGACAATCCGCTCATCCCCACGACTTCCGGCCCCATCAGCATTTACGAAGTGGTGATCTGGAACGCATCGGCCGCACCGGTGAACCTTACTTTTTTCCAAGGCGGATCGGGCGGCATTCTGTTGTTGCCTCTGCCGAATTTTCCAGCGACTACAGGGTTTACGCTTGGGTTCAACGGTTCTTTCGATCAACCCCATTTCGAGATCGACAGCGGGCAGCAGTTCGTTTTGAACCTTTCGACCGCTGGCCCCGTTACCGGGATGTGCCGCTACAAGATTCAGAACGGCACATGATGAGGCGGCGTGACACTCCGGAGGCGCGCGGCGGGCGCCCTGTCACCGTGACGGGCCGGCCCAGGCACGCGCCGGCAGCGTCACATGTGACGAGTCGACGCGTTGAAGGCCCCAGCTCAGTCACATGCAACCGCTGACTTTCAAGGGCGCGCTGAACGTCGGGCTTTTCAAACTGCCGTACCAGGTCCCCAACCCTTCTTTCATCACGCCATATCGTTGGATGCCCGATTCATGGAGTTTGTCAGACGACATCGCAGGGACCACGCGCACGCTCAGATTGTTGCGCCTAACGGCCCCCGTGGTGAACGTCCTCTCTAACACCGGGCCATCAGCGCCGAACGGAGGGCAAGGAAGCATATGGGGCGCGCAGGCGCTACGCGGAACCCTGGACGGCCTGAACAATGCCGACGCGTGTCTGTATGCCACTCCGCTAACCGGAGGCCCCTACGCGTCCGACGACAATCTTTTCGTGCCACTGTCAACAACCGGCGCGCCCGCTGGAGGATTCGGCGCGAACCCGGCCATCGTTCCGCTGGCGACGGACGCGGGAGATGTGAAATTCGCATCGTACGGCGAGGACATCACCTTCACCACTCAATACCGGCTGTTGACCCCGGCGACCTTCACGCCACAGCAGGGATGGTTTGTTTCTCCATCGACTCCGCTCTTACCGCCGAACCTTCAAGCCTACTGGCCCGACGCGCCGAACAAAAGAAACCGCAGCATCAATCAGGGTCTTTTCGGACTGACGAACATCATAGATTTTTTTCTCAGCGCGGACGGTTCGACGCTCACCCAGGCGACCATCGAGCAAAGCCCGCTCACCGGAAATTCGACGGTGGATTCACCGATGTACCAGCAGCCGAATCAGGCGAACGGGTTCTACATCACCGCCGACAATTCGGGAGGCCCCGCCCCCGTCATACCCAACGGCTCACCGATCTTTTTCATTGCGGGCGATCTTAGCGCCTGGTGGGAGCTTGTCTTTTTCGCGGCGGGACCCGGCGTCAACCCGAACGATTTGGGCGGCTATGGCCCGCCGTGGGATTACGCGGCGGCCCCGCAGATCACGAGCGATGCAGAGGGGAATATCTACTACCTGCAAAACAACGTGGCCACACCCGGATTCATGGACGTGTACAGCGGGAAGCTTCCGGGCGGCGGCTCATTCGGCGGAACTTTCGTCAGCTTCATAGTTCCCAATCAACTGGCAGGAGGCAACAAATGAGCGCACCGATTCTTACGCACGCGGCGACCACCTTGGGGTTGAACTTTCAATACCCACTCCAGAGCACGCAGGACAGCGAACCCACGGTAGAAATCGTTCCGGGCGCAAGCGGCCAGGTGCTCACGTCGAACCCGGCAGCACCGGGCGGCGTTGACTGGGAGACACCGAGCCCCGGCTTTACAAATCCCATGACCACGAAAGGAGACATCATCGCGGCAGGCGTTGGAGGGACACCGGCGCGGGTGGCTGTAGGAACCAACGGTCAGGTGCTCACGGCGAATTCAGCGGCGGCGGATGGCGTTGACTGGGAGACACCGAGCCCCGGCTTTACAAATCCCATGACCACGAAAGGGGATGTGATCGCGGGCGGCGTGGCGGGCGCACCGGCGCGACTGGGAGTAGGAACCAACGGCCAGGTGCTCACGGCGAATTCGGCGGCGGCGGATGGCATCGACTGGGAAACGCCCTTCACAAGTCCGATGACTACGAAGGGCGATTTGATCGCGGGCGCGGCGGGCGGCATCCCGGCGCGCGTGGGAGTGGGAATCAACGGCCAGGTGCTGACCGCGAATTCGGCGGCGGCGGACGGCGTCGATTGGGAAACACCCAGCGCGGGTTTCGCCAATCCGATGACTACCAAAGGCGATCTGATCGCGGGCGCGGCGGGCGGCATCCCGGCGCGCGTGGGAGTGGGAATCAACGGCCAGGTGCTCACCGCGAATTCCGCGGCGGCGGACGGCATCGATTGGGAAACAGCGGCAACGGGAACCGTTACTAACAGCAGCGGCGCTCTGACGGCGGACCTTCCAGTTTTCGGCAATGGGGCGGCGGACGTAAAAGTAGGAACAAAAACCGGAAACACCGATAAGCTGGTAACCCAGGCAGGCGCGGCCACCAGCGGCGCTCCATTGCTCTATGACGCATCCGGCAACGCGATAGCAGGGAGCAAGACCGGCAACACGTCCGAACTCGTCACAGCGACTGGCGCGGCCACCAGCGGCTATCCGTTGCTCTATGACGCATCAGCCAACGCCATTGGCCAACAGCCACGCGGGAACACGACAGTGGTACAGCTTGCCGATTCCACGACAAACCCGACCAGCGGAGACCTAACCAGTTTCGACGCCAACGGGAACGTGATGGATTCCGCGATTCTGGCCAGCGCTGTGGCTCTGACGGCAAACGTCGTACCCAAAACGCGCAACGTAAATACAGCGGCCCCGCTTGCGGGCGGCGGCGGTCTCAGCGCCGATCTGAATTTGACGATCGCAACCGCAGGCGTGGGAACGCTAGGCGCATCGAGCCCGGACGGAACGACTATCGCCGTGACAGCGGGAGTTTATCGCGTGCTGACTCCGGCAGCGCCGAGCGGCGCTGCATTCTCACAGGATGCCCCATGGTTCACCACATCGAGTTCGAACTGGCAAAATCTGACTCTGTTTTGCCGTATCCGAGGTTGGACACTTTCGGCATTCCCGGCGAGCTGGACGGTGAAGATTTTGTTTCTTGCCGGAAGCCCCGTAATCGGCAATATGGTCATCCTGAAAACGATTGCCGCAGGTCCCACCGTTGGCGTGGCGGTTATCTCCACCACTTCAGTAACCATCGGAGGCGTGAGCAATCCGACGCTGGTAACTCCGTCGATTGTGACGACGGACGCCATCACCCTGGCACTCGACAACGCGCATGAATTTTATTTCCTGATCTTTTTCGCCAACAACGCGGCGAACGTGGCGGTAAGCCTGGGAGCAACCCCGGCCACGACCGGCAACACTTTCGATATCTCCGGAGATCAAACCGGCATCAGCAGTCTACCGGCACTGGGAGCCGGAAACGGCAGTGTAGGGATCATGGGTCTATTCTTCCCATAGAGCGAAAGGAGCACGAATGGACAAGGAAATACAACACAAGCCCGCCCCGAAAGACGAGATCGAGCGCAAGCACCCGGTACACCGGGCTTTGCATTTGCTTCTGACCCACGCGGCGGTTCAACAGCCCGAGATCGCCAAGGAAACGGCGAAGATCAAAGACGCGCTGGACGAAGAGTTTTTGAAAAAACCGGCAGCACCGGCAGAAGGAGAAGAGTAAACCATGGGTTCGAATTTTCCCCCAGGCACACCACCAATCGGCTACACCGAAGCGTTTTCACTAACCGGACTCGTTGCGGCTCTCACAACCCGCACGATGTACACCGCGCAGGTTGCAGGGCTTTACGCAGTGGGTTTTTGCTGCAACATCGTGGCCACGAACAAAGCGGGAACCATTGCCTGCACGCTGGGAACCCCCCACGCTGGCACCGTCGTCGTAGGCGTAGCGCCAGCGGCCCCCGGCGATACTCAGACAGCCATCGAGCAGGACCCGGCCTTAGGAGGCGCAACGCCCGTCGATGGGTACAGCGCCATGATTCCCGTGTGGATGAATGCGGGCGATGTGGTGACCTTTGCCACCGCCGTGGGAGGTTTAACAGGAACCACCTACAACGTGTACGTGGCGGTTCAGCGCCTGCTTTAACCCCGCCGATTCCGGCGAGGAGGACCTGCAGCAACACCGGAAACGGCGATATCGGCCGTCACCGTTCGAAGTGGCGATGGTGACCGGCGCGGCGCGCCGTTTCCGGCGATGGTGGACGTCGCAGGCAGCTCCGTTTTCAGCGATGGGGGATCCAAATCCACTTCACCGATAGCAGCCAGCAGCGCCCGCCGTTCGAGCAAAGGCATTCGCCGAATCTTATTCACCCACCGCAGCTTTTTTCGTTTGATCCGTTCCCGTGCGCGGAAGTCCCCGCCGAGATACGTATAGTCATGCAGCGCCACCGGCTCAGGAAAGTTACACCAGAGCCATTCCGTTCGAGGCGTTCCCCCCCGCGTCATAGTCTGATACTGCACCGTATCCCAGCCCGAAAGAAATTCGGCGTAGCGTTCGGACCAGTAACCCGAGATCATCACCCGGCAGGGCAGGCGGCGCAGAATCGACAAGAGCAACATATGGTCCAGGTCGTTCAGCTCGCATCGGTAGATATCACGAGGACCACGCGTTTCACGCATGTAGGGCGGATCACAGTACACCAGCTCCGAGCCCCCGAAGGGATAGGCCGAAAGGAAGGGAATCGCATCACCGTGGAACAAATGCCACGCGGGTCCGGCCACGTCGTTTTTGGCGATCCCGGCCCGTTTTCCACTTTTGAACAGCCCCACAATCGCTTCAGGTGCTTTCGGCGCGGCCTTCCCAATAGCTGAGGACCCGGAAACGCGAGAGCGCGATCGCTCAACGCCGGAAATGGCGATTCCTCCGGCGGAATCGCTGAAAGTGACGAGGGGATCCAAATTCAGATCGATTCCGATGTTCAGCAGCGCGGGTTTCTTCAGGCGCATGATGGCACCCCCGCCCAGAAACGGTTCGAGGTACACGTCATGCGGCGGCATCCGGTTAATGATGGTCTGAAAAACACCGGCCCCGTTCTTTCCGCCCGGATACGTCAAAGTGTGCCTCCCCGGGTGACAACGCCCCGCGCGGCGTCACGCTTGCGTTCCATCCGTTTCCTACAGGCGGGACCCGCCGATATCGCCTTGCCCTTCACAGGGCGCGCGCAACCGCACACACACAACCGGATGGAATCACCCGGCACCGGCGAAACGACAGCCCCCGCTATGAAGCGCGCCACTTCGAGATGCACCCCGTTACCCACGGCCCGATACTTTGCGCCGAGCGTGAAGGAAGGAAGATCAAAATCCGAGGGCAAGCCCTGCAATGCACAGAAGGCCCCGAAGTCCCGGCGCGTTCCCCCCGTCGAAGCCAGCAAAGTGGGAGCTGGCATCGACGGCCCCGACGATGGACGCTGCAGATAGAGCACGTATCCGGCCCGATGGCCGAATTGAAAGTGACGGAGGCGGCGTTGCCCCACGCCCAAATGTTTGGCGTCGATATCGATTCTCTGATGGCTGTAACCGGCAATCGGAACGTCAGGGCACCCCGGCACGTTTTCGAGGAGCCACCAGCGCGGGCGCACTTCGAGAACGACCCGGCGGAACTCCCGCAGCATTTCGACACCGTACCCGCTGGGAGCCCCACGGCGCGCGCGCGAGAAGTCCGGGCAGGGTGAACCCGCTATCACTCCATCGAAGCGGCCAGCGGGCGCGTGGAACTCTCTTATATCCCCGCCGAAAATCAAATTGGGACCCCGCACAACGCTGAACCCCTGGGATTCGAACCCACGTCCCAGCAGATCGATGCCTGGAAAGAGCGAAAGAACCAGTTGTGACGAGTAGCTACGTTTCCGGCGATGTGCGCCCACGTCCCTCGATGATCGTCAAAAACGGCGATGAAGTCAAGCGGTACAATCCGAGGCGTGGCGGGTTGCCCGTGCTTAATCCCGGCTCATGACACTCCAACGCGAGGCCAGCGCACCCGCCCATGAAAACCCCCGGAGAACTGGCCCTGATTCACTTACCCGCCGATGTTTCTAAAAAACTTCCCGAAGCATGGCTTTCAGGTCCGATTCATTCGACCATCGCGGGCGATGGGAAAACGCACGCACTCCACATTGTGAACCCGCTGGAATACAAACCCGACGGTGAAAACTGGAGACGCTACGACGGCGCGCCACAGGTGCTTGCCCGTGAAAAGGCCGGAATCTATGAACTCGAATTCCTGGACACCTGGCCCCGAACCCATCAGTAGTACAATTCCCCCATGCAACGCGGCGAGCTGGTAGCCCTGATCACAGAAGCCAAGAGCTACCGACAGGATCACGCTCTCCACATCCCGGAGCCCGAATACCTGGCCGACTGCATCATCCAGCGTTTCATCGTGATCGAAGACACGCAGGTATACATACCCCCGCTTGAAAAAGAGATGACCGGATTGAAGGCCGAACAGGCAGAGCGAATCCGGCAAATCCTGGGCGAAAAATAGAGTTCGTTCCGCTAACGGGTGTTATGTCAACTCTCATGAAGAATCAGCAGCTTGACCCGTGCGCCCTGCACCACACTTAAGCAACCCAGTACCCGACCACAAGATGTAGTGTGGACACCGGGCGGAAAATATGCACAATCGGGGTATGCGACCCATTGACCTGGTGAAGCACTTCACCCGAATTTTGCTCATCCCCAGCGCCCGAAAAAAACTCCTGTTTTCGCCAGCGCAAAATCCCAAAACCAAACCCACCGCGAGGCGCGTATGACCCGCTACGGATCGGAATATTCAAGCGTCCGTTGCGGAAACTGCCGGAAGACTTACGAAGTCCCCGACGATCCGGCGCTGAGATACGCGGCGGTTCAGGCTCACAAACTTGTTTGCCCCGAGCGCGACAAGGTTGCAGAGCAGCACCTGGAATTAGTCAAGGACTTCGAAGAACAGCAGCGGCGCGCGAAGCGACCGGCGCGCCCATGGTGGAAGTTCTGGAGGCGCGGCGCATGACCATGAAACAGCTTTCCGATGTGAGCTTGGGACGAATGCGCGACCAGATTCCCTTTCAGCTCGAATCGATAACGCTGGAGATCAGCAAGGAAGCCAGCGCCGAGGATATAGCGCGTGTGTTGCCCCTTTTGAAAGTGGTTCTCAAAGCGGGTTCGCTTGAAATCTCGATCAACGGCGATGAACTCTACAGCGGAGCCATCATCGTATGACCGCACCCCCCGGCGCTCGATTGTTGGAGTACATGCGGTTCCGTCTCTTGTGGCCAGCCGAGCCTTTCCGTGGAGACGGATACGATTTTGAAAAAGCTTTCGCTCACTTATTCATTCGCGTGATCGTCAACGGCGAGTGTGTGCGCAAAGTGCGCCTGCTCGAATTGCCGGATATCCCCGTTCAACAGGACAATGGGCGCGGCACCCAGCTTTTCGGCCTTGCTGTTGACTACCCCGTGTGCCCTGGCGACGAGATCAGCGCGCGCGTCGATACTGATGAACCCGCAAGCCCCTGGACCGAAGGTTTCACGCTCCAGGCGGAATGCAGCATCACCGGCGAACTCGCCATAGAGCGAGGCACCGCATGAGAGCAACCATTCGCTTTTTCGTCAACCGGAAGCAAAAGGAATCGTTCACGGTCCCCGACGCTAACGCGTGGCTTCACCAGTTCAAGAGCTACCTGGAAAGCCACAGCGAAATAATCACCGAAGCCCACATGATCGAAATCGAGTTTCTGGACGAGCCCGACGTAACCCAGCGGTTTATTCGTTTCGGAAGCGATCCCAGCATGATGGTTTTGCCGATTCGCGTGGAGCCATGAGCCCGTGCCGATCCGCAAAGAACACCGCCGTTTTTACGGCGCGCAGTGGCGCGCCTACCGGCTGAAACTCATCGCGGAAGCGGGCGGCGAGATTTGCAGCAAATGCGGCATCGAGCTTGCCCAGGGGATCAACGGCGCACATCAGGACCATGACCCTCAGAACAACAACAGCGCGGTTCTGATGTGCCCCAGTTGCCACGCAACCCACGACGCCCCACATCGCATAGCGATACAGCGACGAAGGAAAGCGGCCACCGAAGGGCAAGGCTGGCTTTTACCCGAGCTGGAATGGTCCCCATTCGCAGACTGGGAAATACCCGGCTGGGTCTATGACCGGCTGAAGCAGAGCAAGCTTTTTGACTAGACTGGGAGCCATGAAGAAACTTTCGGACGAGCAGTTAAGGCGCGAGGCATTCCGAAATCTGGCGGGCGCTTTCGGCGAAGTGCTGGACGTGCTCACGGATCAGGCGGCGCGGCGAATCGTCGAGATGGGAACGGCCCCGCTGAAAAAGGCACTGGTAGAAGCCATCGGACCCGCCCCGAAAAAGAAGGCCCGCCCGTGAAACGCAATTTAACAGATCGCGCGAAACGTTACCGCGCGCAACAGAACAAGCCCCCCGGCCCGAAGCGATGCAACTTTTGTACGTCCCGGCGAAACGTGGACATCGACCACATCACCGGCGACGAGTCGGACGGCGAACCCGAAAATCTCATGTGGCTCTGCCGACCGTGCAACGCGACAAAGGCGTTTCACCAGGCACGAAATAAGATCGGCGTGCGCACCCGGCAATACAACCCGGAAGGCAGGGCGACACTGGCAAAGTTCAGACACGCGGCATCGATTTTGCTGGGAAAGATCAAAGGGAGCGTGGCCAGCGCCACGGCTTACATTCGCGGCACCCCACCGGAGAAACGCGCGGAGTTCGCCGAACAGATGGCCCAGCACAACCCATTTGTATCGGAAGCCCAGCGCCGAAAGTTTTATGCGATGGCCGAGCGCGGCGAAATTTCCCCGGCCACGGTCAGGAAGTTCGAACGCGACACGCCACCCGGCGCGCTACCTCCGTTCGCTCACAACCCGCCCACGTTCGCACAGTACGCCCATGGCGTCTCGATTCACCGGCGCGGGAGCAAGGACGAGGGCGGCGCGATCATCCACGCCACGCCCCCGGCAGTGCGCAGCAAGTACGCCCGGAAAATCGCTTCGATCAAACGACAGCGGCGCACGTGAACACCGTTTGCAAAAGCGCGCGGGTTACTCTCTATGGGTTACTGATGTTCTGCCTTGCGGGTTTTCTCTGGCTTGCGATTGAAGGGTACAGGAGTACTAGCGGCGGGAGAAAAAGAAAAGGCCGAGAGCAGCCACCCCGATCATGACCCATGCCCCTGAAGGAACGTCAACGACACCCGCCAGGTAATCCGTCGAGCTGTTCATCGAATCTGAAAGCTGGGAATCGATGGAGCTGGAATCGGGCGCGCTCCCGAGGGAAAGAAGATCGTCGGAGGCGTTGAACCCGGTTTGTTGCGTCACGTTGGAAATATAAGAGGCGGTATCATTGCCGGCACTTGCGGGAGCCCACGAACTGATGAGTTCGCCTACGTTCGTAACCGGGTTGCCGTTGACATCGGTTCCGCGAACCGCGTCTAACTGAATCTGGTTTGTGAGTGCCTGGTAACCGGAATCGTAGGAACTGAAGACAGCGAAGCCACCCGGCCCAGCCGTGGCACCGGGTTGACCCGCGTACACCAGATTGCCCGGATTGTTGTTTGTATAAGCGACCGAGCCCGGATAATACCCTTCCTGATTTTGAATCGCGTTTGCCAACGCAGTGACGGCCAGCGGATTCATTCCCGATGCAGCGGCCCCCAGGCGGCGCGACAGGAAGGCGAGGAAGGAGTGGGGACTATCGGCCCGCCGAGGGCGGGCGGGAAGGCCCCGCAGCCCGCCAGCAACGTACACCGATGGACTGGCAGCGGCCCGGATCACACGATAAGTATATGTGACCGAGCTGGACCCCGCGCACGAATCGAGGAACAGGGGAATCTTATTCCCCGTGGACGCGGCGCGCCCCACGACATTGGGCCGGCCCGTCACCCTTTTTTTGTGACCCGGCCGGGTTTCTTCAGCCGCGGTTAATCACGTGCGAGTGGGTCAGTGGGTCCCGTCGCTTCACCCACAAACTCACTCGGACGCGAAAGATTTTCCTCTACCCTCTAAAGACAATAAAGACGGGCGCGCCGAAGTGTTGTCGCCCGCGACCACAAATCTGGAGTGGCGGGCGGGAACAAACAAAAGGCGAACGCGTGTAGTAGTGGACAACCACACTGATGAGCCCAACCCGCTGAGGCCATTCGATGAGGCTCAGAAAGTAACTGAAGTTATACCGGGAACCGACGAAAAAGAAAGTCCTTGACAGTTGGGTGACTGTAGCCTGAGACTACCAATAGAGCCCATGCGCAGCTTTCCGCCCGAGACAATCGAGCACCTGAGAAACATGGCCCTGATTCGTGAAGCGCGCAAGCGCAAACGAACCCGCGTCATCAGCGACCGCGCACGAGCCGGGAAGAGACGGCGGAACGAACGTTACCGCCAAAAACAGAAAGAGGAGCAGCCCCGATGAAAAGGCCACCCCCCCAACAAACCGCGTCGGTAAAACGCGATCACATTGACCTGAAGCCAGCGTACCAGATCAGGCTCAGGCAGGAAAGGAAATTCTACTGCCTATGGCCAGCCCAGCTTTAAAACCGCAGGCCCCACGGCCCCAACGCATCCAACCGATCCGCGAGGGCGCGGAAGACGGCATCAGAGGTTTTACCAAACAGCCCCACGAATACGAGTACCTTGTGACCGGCAACAAGCTTTCCGGGTTGCTGCAATCGAACTTACTCTACTGGATCGGGCGCAACACATGGGGCAAAGCGAATCGGCCCGAATGGGCGCGCCTGTCCATCACCGAACTGGCCAAGCTGTGCGGCGAAGTGGAACGCAAGAGCGTGGCCACGGCCCTGGCCGATCTACTCGAACGCGGCATCATCGCAGCGCCCGACCGCAACGGTTGCGCGGCAAACACGCCGAAGATGTACAAGCTGTGCCCGGAGAACTGGCGGAAGGCACCGAGCTATAAACCGCCCGTCGATCCCGAGCTGGTCAAACTCGCAAAGCAGGTGGAGGCGGGATGGCAAGCGGACGCGGAAGAAGACGAACACCCCGAACGGATCGTAGCGCCCGGAAAATCTTCGAAGCCCATGACCGTGGCGCTCCCCCGCAAAGACGCGGAGCCGTTCCCGGTCAGGATCGTGTACTATTGTGAGTTCGACGAGCCGGTATCTTTCCGCGCGCGTCCAGGCCGCAACGGTCGATTGAATGTCACCGCTTGCCGACCGGCAGCCACGGCCCCGCCGTGTAGTCCTGCACAACTACACACGTTCGCCAATCCTTCGCCACCCGTTGAAGAAAACACGGAGCTTGCGCGATACCGTGCTTACCTGTTTCCATTGGTCATGAATTTGTGGGACACGGGAACCGACGAAGCTTTCATCCGATCAGTTTTCGAGCTGGCGGCGGGCGCACCGCTTGGAACTTTTCAAGACCAGGTGGCGCTCAAATTTCCGAACCCGAAGGAGGCGCGCAAACACAAGCCTGGTCTGTTGCGGA